TATAGGTTTTGTGCAATAAAGGCTAAATACATACTTTAGGATATAGACTACTACTACTTTGGTATAGGTTTTTCAATTTAAAAGTGTATTTATTTCTTGTGAGTGAACAAATGTTTCCTGTGTGTTTTCGTGCGACAATTTGGCATAGGCCTTTCGTATGTAAAGTATGTATAGGATAGTATATGGGATAGGTACGAAAGGATTAGTTTTAGTGTCAAAAGGTGTGATTTGTTTTTACTTTCGTAGTGATTCGTTAAATTTTATATACAAAAGGATATATACTTTGGGATAGTTTTTGGGCTAATCGTGATCTTTTGGATATATCAAAGGTAAAAATCGCCGTACAAGCTCAACTCGCATGTTTTGCGACCTAGGACCTACCAGATCAAACAAGCCTATGTGCTGCGCTTGTGAGCGATTCTCAGGCACTATATACTGAAGGTGGTATACTTCGTTTCGCTTGACATATACGAAGGGATAGGTCTATATACTTTAGTTTGTCAAATGAGCATAAGTATGGGTTGCTGAGAAAAATATACTTTTGATAGCTGCAACATATACCAAAGGATAGGCATACATACTTTAGTCATAGTAGTATCAGAAGTATGTAGTGATATATACTTTAGTTTGGGGGGTATAGTTTTGAGATATCTAAAGTGGGGGGTACATAACTTTTGAGAGTTCTGAGTAACTTTAGTATATGTAAGCATTATTGACCTATACTTTAGACGGGGACAATTTACTATTGTATATAAAAGATATACTTTAGAATATGTTAGCTATCAAAAGAATATATTCTGCTATCAAAAGGACTAGCACATATACTAAAGGAGGTACAAAATATCTTTAGGGGGGCATGGGCCATACCTCCGGTACCAGTACGGTATACACACAATGACAGCGGGGAGTATTTTTAAGATTGGTAACTACATCAGAGAATACATAGGTATTTTGTATGGATTCATAGATTTTACAAATAAGTCCAGTTGGGATTAGGCTATAAGTCCAGTTTAAAGTGTCCGACCACTAATAGGGAGATACTTTGTTAAAGCCCATAGGAAGCCCGTACAGCACTTTAGTACCCAGGTCAGGTACCCTATGTCCAGAAATGCAGAGAAGGGTACTTAGAGAGCAGCTCAGAGCCTCTCAGGACTATTTCTATGGGAGTCGTAGGAGGTAAGTACCTTTAGGAAACGAAAGAAAGGAATCTGTCAATAAATATAAATTTATTTTCACTATGGGGTTGACAATAGTAGTAGGTTTACTATATAATATACTTATAGTATTACTTAAAGAATTTAAATGTATACTAAATACTACTACTTCCTAGATAAATATATAAAAACTTTAAGTAGCTTAGTTTTGTAAGAAGAAGTAACTTTTTTCTTGTCGTTTCTTCTTGACAAAGAACCCTTTATCGGATATAACTAGCACAATGTCAAAGATTAAACGGTATGTCAGTGACAAAGTCATAGAAAATTTCTATTTAGCATTAGCAGATGAGGATGAAGCAAGACTACGATTGTGTCATATTCCTCGTTCAGATGTTTTTTATGTAAGAGAAGCAATATTTCAAGATACAGGCGTCAAGTATACTTTAGATCACGTTGAGAGAGCAATGTATTTAGAGGGACACTTAGAGGCTAAAGACGTATTTCAACCAAGAACTAAAAGGGATTGGGAATAATGCCAGAGATTATCATGGAACGTGTACTTAAGTGGCAGCTTATGCCTCGTATTATGATGTTAGCAGTAACAGTATTAACTTATCAGGCAGTTCATTGGTTTATGACCTTACCTGATCCTTCTATACAGCAGTCAGGTTTAGTATCTATTTGTATGGGAGCCTTAACTGGGTGTTTTGCTGTATGGCTTGGCAATGAAAAGCACTAAGAGTCCCATACACAAAGAAGTAAATAGGTTTATGTGGATCATTAAGGGACAACTAGCTCCTGATGGGTACAGTGAAGAAGATTACGTAGAAGTACATGACAGCTATCTCCATAGGATTTGGGGAAACCACGAAGCTCCTATACATGAAGAGGGTTTTGAGGAAGCATACAGGGAAAAGTACGAATGATTGGTCAACTTATAGGAAGTCTAACAGGATTAGCTACTTCTATTATAGATGGTAAGACACAGATTAAACTTACTGAAGCTGAAATTAAGAAAAAGCAGCTTACAGGTGAGATTGACTGGGACATAGAAGCTATTAAAGCTACTGAGAACTCTTGGAAGGACGAATGGATTACTTTGTTGTTTTCTATTCCTTTAATTTTAGCCTTTTGTGGTGATTGGGGAAATGATATAGTAGCAAGAGGATTTGAATCCTTAGAGGTTATGCCACAGTGGTATCAGATTGCTTTAGGTGGAATTGTATCAGCTTCTATAGGGATGCGTTCAGTGAGTAAGTTCTTTGGGAAGAAGTAATGTCGTTCAGCTTCCAGAGCTTTCTGAGCTAGACAAACAGTTTCTTATTTTGGAGAAGCAGCAGGAACAAATACGAGAGCAGAAAAGGCTAATAGATGAAAGAAAACTTTAATAACTGCCTTATCATGTTATTAAAACATGAGGGAGGTTTTGTAAATCATCCTAAAGACCCCGGTGGTATGACTAATTTAGGTGTTACTAAAGCAGTATACGACAAGTGGGTAGGTCGTACATCTACTGAGCAAGATATGCGTAATCTTACCCCTAAAGATGTAGCACCTATATACAAAAAGAATTACTGGGATCGTGTAAAGGGTGATGATTTACCTAGTGGTGTAGATTGGGCTTGCTTTGATTGGGCTGTTAATTCTGGCTCTAAGCGTCCTTCTAAAGCTTTACAGCGTTCTGTAGGGGCTAAAGCTGATGGTGCTATTGGTCCTCAGACTTTAGGTATGGTTGAAGCTAAAGACCCTAAAGAAGTAGTTAAAGATATGCATAACCAGCGTCAGGCTTTCTACGAGAGACTTAAGACTTTTAAAACCTTTGGTAAAGGTTGGACTCGTAGAAACAAAGAGACACTTGAAACAGCATTAGAAATGATGTAATGTACACCTTTGTTCTTATGGTGTACCTAGGTGCAACTAGGGAATTAATAGAAGATAGTATGGTGTTTGACAACATAGAACATTGCAACTATTATGCTAGAGAAATAACAAAACGTTACAGCACACACGGCATAGCACCAGAAGATAGGGTTGTCGCCTACTGCTTACCTAGAGTGAAAGATAAACAATGAGCATTACCTACCGAGGAGAGAAGTTTGCAGGTTATAACAAGCCGAAGCGTACCCCTGATCACCCGAAAAAAAGTCATGCCGTACTTGCAAAAGAAGGTACAACCATCAAGCTCATCAGGTTCGGTGAACAGGGAGCTAAGACGGCAGGGAAGCCCAAAACGGGTGAATCTGACCGCATGAAGAAAAAACGTGCATCCTTTAAAGCAAGACACGGGAAGAATATTAAGAAGGGTAAGTTGAGTGCAGCTTACTGGGCGGATAAAGTAAAATGGTAGCTAAATTTTTTCCTACTAAAACCGTTCATAATAAAAGTGGATACAGTATTGGAGGTGATGTTACCTCTGATCGTAATTATAAACGAGAACGCCAACTACAAAGTACTCCTATAGAGTTAGCTAAGAATGCTGCTCGTAAAAGAGCTAGACGTACTTTAGAGAAAAATGGTGCGGTAACTAAGGGTGATGGTAGGGATGTTGATCATAAAGATGGCAACCCTATGAACAACTCTATGGGTAATTTATCTGTTAAAAGTAAAACTAATAACAGGTCGTTCCCTCGCAACAAAAACGCTGGTAAGGCATAGGAGAAGTGTATCATGGCTAAGAAACATAAAAGTATTAGGGCAGCTCAAGAAGCTGGTTCCATATACTTCTACGATAAGAATGGAACTAAAAAACTTGCAGTAACTGCAGAACAACTTAATGCATGGAAGAAAAAGAATAAAGGCAAGTATAAGGGTAGCGCTCTTACTGCTTGGGCTAATAACAAAGGTAAAGATGTTGGAGAAAAAGGTGTTACAAAATCTCTAAGACCAAAGTTACGTCCTAAGAAAAAAGAAGCACCAAAGAAAAAAGATGCAATTAGTGATGAACAAAGAAGTAGGCAAACTACTACTCCTAAAAGAGCTTTAAACAATAATGCAATGTCTCCCGCACAACAAGTTGAAAAGTTGCAAAAAGATATAGCAAAAGCTCAAAAAGATAGGGCTGATAAACGTGCTGCTATACAAAAAGGCAGAGAAGAAGCTGATAAACTTCTTGCTGATACTAGAACTGGTACTGGTTCTGGGCCTTCTACACGACCTAACAACAGACCAAAAGGACCAAAGGCTGAAGTAAAACGTAGAGCAGAAAATAAAAATAAAAGTCCTGATGAGTTGAATACAGAATCTTTTGATAGTGTAAAACGGACTGACAGAAAAGGTGTTTCTCTTACTAGAGAAGAATTAAAAGCTATGAACGAAGCTTACCCCCGCAATAGAATGAACAAAGGTGGGTTGCCTATGGTTAATAAAGATGGAACAATGGTTCCCTTTTATGCTGCTGATGGCAAAGGTAAAATGAACAAAGGCGGCATGACTAAAAAAGGTGTTATGACCTACAACATGGGTGGCATGGTTAAGTCACAAGTAAACAATCTTAAAAAGGGAAGAAGCTAATGGCTGAGAAGAAAAAGAAAGATCCTAAGTTTGGCGGTAAACGCTCACTTAAAGACACAAGCGGAAATAAAAGCATTGGCTTTGAAGATACCTATCTAGGAGACTTGTTAGGTTTTGATGGTAAGATGGGTACTAAAGGTAAACCCGGATTACTTGCTTCTCTTAAAGGCGCTCGGCGTAAGAAACCGGGAACAACTACTACTACTAAAAAGAAAGGTCCACCTAAAACTTCTTTAAAACCTGTGTTACGTCCTAAACGAGTTGAAAGAGGTCAAGGTCCATCAACTAGAGGTTCAGTAAGAACAGAGCCAAAAGGTGAAGCCAATCAAGGACCACCACGTAGAGGTTCAGTAAGAACTAGAATTGAAAGAGGTCAAGGTTCAAAAACTAGAGGTTCAGTAAAAACTCCACGTAGTCCTTCAAGAAGGGACAGCAATTTAAGACAAAAACTAAAAGGTGTTACATTACAAAAATGGGATAGCATGTCACAGGCAGAAAGAGCAGCAGCAGGTTTACCTAAAAGTCCACAAGAAGTTTTTCGTCTTACTGGTGCATTAACTAGAGGTGCAGCAAAATTTAACAACGCATTTAAAGCAAACAGAGGCGGTTTAGCTAAAAAGAAACCTGTTGCTAAAATGAACAAAGGTGGAATGGCTAAGAAATCTGGTTATATGTACGGTGGTTCTGTAACCAAGAAAAAGCCTATGAACAAAGGTGGTATGGCTAGAAAGAAGTAGCCCTTGACACACTTAATCTTCCCTGCTACTATTACGGTGGGGATGATATTTTAATCCTGCATAGCGGGGTTGCAATTATAGCTGTAGTTATTTAAGCTTGAACATGGTATAACTGTCCTTGTGGTTAGACATAAGGAGAGATACCATGTTCAAGAAATTTATTAAAACAATACAAGAAGCACAAGAACGAAGAGTAGCATACTGGCAGCTACAACATATGTCAGACAGTGCTTTAAAAGACATAGGAATAACTCGTGGCGAGATCAAAAGCAAGCTCCAAAATAAAGAAAACTTCTAAAGTAAATGAGGCAGGTAATTATACTAAACCTGCTTTGCGTAAGCGTCTTTTTGCAAGGATTAAAGCTGGAAGCAAAGGGGGTGCGGCAGGTCAATGGTCCGCCCGTAAAGCACAGATGCTTGCAAAAGCTTACAAAGAAGCTGGTGGAGGATATAGGTCATGAAAGGTGTTAAACATTATTTACGTGACGGAACAGTATGGTCTGGCAAAACACATAAACACAAAGATGGAACAGTAATGACAGGGGCTAGAATGTCTAAGTCTTCTAAAAAATTGTTCCATCTAAAAGACCTAAGTAAGACTGCTCAAGCAAAAGCAAAGAAACCCGTGAAGATGAATACGGGTGGATTAGCTGCCAGCCAAAAGAGTCTTAATTCATGGACTAAGCAGGATTGGAGAACTAAGAGTGGCAAACCTTCTACGCAAGGCCCAAAGGCTACAGGAGAGCGTTACTTGCCAGCTAGTGCTATTAAGGCTATGGGTGCTGGGACGTATGCGGCATCTTCAGCAAAGAAAAGAGCGGATACAGCAAAAGGTAAACAGTTTTCTAAGCAACCTAAGAAAGCGGCTAAGGCTGCGAAACCGTACAGAAAGATGACATGAAAAAACTTACAGAAAAACAGCAGAAGTTTATAGATGTTTTATTTGAGGAAGCTAAGGGTAATCCTGTAGAGGCTAAACGTCTTGCTGGTTATGCAGATTCTGTATCTTCTACAAGCATTACAGGTGTACTTCAGGATGAAATCTATGAAGCTACTAAACGTTACATTGCTTCCTCTGGTACACGTGTTGCATATGGTATGATGGAAGTCTTTAATGACCCTACACAGCTAGGCAATAAAGAAAAAATAGCAGTAGCTAAGGACTTTTTAGACCGTGCAGGATTTGTAAAAACAGATAGGATAGAAGTAAAGGCTGAAAGTCCTTTATTTATTTTACCAGCTAAAAATGAAAACTAATAAGACTTGGAGGCTACCTCCACCAGAGAAACTAAGTAGTGGCCTTCAATGGTTTCCTGTCGTCCGTGTAGGCAGGGTAGTTCCTTTTGGTTACGAGCAAGACCCTAATGATGAAGACATACTACTACCTCTGACTGAGGAACTAGAAACACTGGAACTAGCAAAAAAACACCTTAAGCAATATAGCTACAGGGATGTTGCAATTTGGTTAAGCGAACAAACCGGCAGATCAATCTCTCATGTCGGACTAATGAAAAGAGTAAAACTTGAGCGAAAACGTAAGACAGACGCTGAAAATGCACGGTACTACGCCCAGCGCTACAAAGAAGCGGAAGCAAAAGCGAGGCGTCTTGAAGAAGAAAGATTCGGTTCAATTAGAAAAGAAACCGAAGACAGTTCCAGCGACAGTACTGCCAGAGCCGATTGAAATAGAAAAGGCTCAAGAAGTTATCTTTGAGGCTAATCCCGGCCCTCAGACAGATTTTCTTTCAGCTTCAGAACAAGAGGTTTTATATGGAGGAGCAGCAGGTGGGGGTAAGTCTTTTGCTATGTTGGCTGATCCTGTTAGGTATTTTAACAATCCTCTGTCTAATAAACTTTTAGTCCGCAGAAGTACAGAGGAACTAAGAGAACTTATATCTGTTTCAAAGCAACTATATCCTAGAGCAATTCCGGGAATTAAGTTTCTAGAAAGAGAAAAGACTTGGATAGCTCCTTCTGGTGCGTCTTTATGGTTAAGTTATTTAGATAGGGATGATGATGTTTCTAGGTATCAAGGACAAGCTTTTAATTGGATTGGTTTTGACGAACTCACACAATGGCCTACACCTTTTGCTTGGAATTATATGAGGTCACGACTACGTACTACTAAGAACAGCGGACTTGATCTTTATCAAAGAGCTACTACAAACCCCGGAGGTGCAGGTCATCAATGGGTTAAGAAAACTTTTGTAGACCCTGCACCGCATAATACTAGCTTTGACGCTACTGATCCAGAAACAAGAGAAGTAATATCTTGGCCTAAAGGACACTCAAGAGAAGGTGAACCTTTATTTAAACGTAGGTTTATTCCTGCTACTTTGTTTGATAACCCCTACCTTGCTGACGATGGTATGTATGAAGCTAATCTGCTGTCTTTACCTGAGCATCAACGTAAACAACTGCTTGAAGGTAATTGGGATGTAAATGAGGGTGCTGCTTTTCCTGAGTGGAATCGTAACATACACGTAGTAGAGCCTTATGAGATACCTAGTAGTTGGGCAAAGTTTAGGGCGTGTGACTATGGTTATGGTTCTTACACAGGAGTAGTATGGTTTGCTGTAGCACCTGATGAACAACTTGTAGTCTACAGAGAAATGTATTGCTCAAAGGTCATAGCTACTGACCTAGCTGATATGATCTTAGAAGTAGAAGAAGGTGAAAAGATTCGGTATGGAGTTTTGGACTCTTCTTTGTGGCATAATC